TGAACTTGTCGATGATGCACTTGCAGTTCGACGCCTGATACTGAGCTGTCGCGACAGCCTCAGCCTGCTTGGGCGGGATGATGTTTTTGACGGTTACAGCCATGTCAGGAGATGTTGTTGGTGACGCTTAAAATGACCGACGGAATGTCAGGCACCGGTGGGGCTGCGGTAAAGGCTTTGATCTCGATGTCCACGGTGTCCACGGACCACATGAGCTCAAAGTAATCTCCCGCGTTCATTCTATACACGAAGTTCCATGCCGCAACACTTTCTGCGTTGTTGCCCTGAATGCGGATTTGGGTGGCCGAGTTGGCTTGGTCAACGCCGTTGATTCGCGCCCACAAGTAGAACAGACCAACGCCTCCAGCGGTCTTGTCTAGCTGCATGGAGAACTGGAAATTGTAGATGCCCTCAGAATCAACGTAAATGCGGCTTGCAGGCGTTCCAGTGCTCACGCCGAAGCTGAGGTCGGTTGAGTTGAACGTGACCGCGTACGCCGTGTTTATGGCCGCTGCCGTCTGCGTTGTGGTGTCGTAGAACGTGCCGTATCTGGGCAGCTTCTTCTGCTCAGCCGGTGGAGCCTGCGAGAGCAAGGCTACCTGCTGGGCCAGTTCAGCAATCTGGTTAGCCTGCTGAGCAGGCGCTGTAGAAGCAAGTTCGATGACGCTGCGAAGGGCTTCAACCGTGTCAAGCGCCTGTTGTGCAGACGTCTGAGAGTTATACGAGTCAATGGTGTTGGCGTCGATGCCAGCTGGAACGTACTCGAAGAGTTGCTCGAAGGCGCGGATGAGGCGCTGGTCGGGCAGGAACTTGGCAAGGTCATTCCGGTTTGGCTTGATGGAGTTCGCCATTTACCACACAAGCGGCTCAAGCCGCGCCTCCAAGCGGGCCATTGACAAGTGCGCGTCGCTCGTCCCGCGAAAGCGATACGTTCTCCAGTCTCCCATGCGACCGTTGCGCATCCACGTTAGGCGCTTGTTGCGGTCCCCAGTCTTACCGGCGAGGATACCGCGCTGTTGCGAGTAGGTGACGCCATCGGTCGAGTAACTCGCGAATATGGTCGGGTTTATGCCAATGGCCACGCGCCCAGGCAGGGCAACGAGCTCCAGTTCGTGGAAGATGGCGCCCTTGCCTTCGTTGTAGAAGATTTGCGTCTCGAACTGCCAGCCAACGCGCTCGCCCCAAAGCGAGGAGATGTCTTGAACCGCGTAGCCGAGATTGGGTGCTGAGGTGTCCCCGCAAACCCACTTGTCGTAAGCGTACACAAAGTTGCGTGCGCGGTAGCTGCTGTTTCCGTAGAGGCCGTCAGCCAGCGTGAACCAGATGGCTTGGCCGGCGACCTGCGAGATCGCGCCGTCGTAGACTAGCGTGTGGTCCGGAAGGTGGATGTAGAGGTGGTTAAGTCCGTTGTACAGACGTGTTTCACAGATAGTCGAAGCCAGAGCAGCTTCAGAGTAAGTTGCCAGAATCTGGTCAATCTCCCGTGTAGCGATTTTGACGGTGTTGGCTCCGGACGCCAACCATACCGATGGCGCCTCGTTGCGTCCGCCTCCGACGAAAGCCACAGAATCCAGATATACGCAGCAGGAGTACGTTCCGATTCCACCCCGTTGAATCTGGGCTCCTTCGATGCGAGCGAACGGGAAGGATAGGATGTCTCCACCGACGTTGTTGAAGAGCTCAATGGTATGTCGGTTAATCGCATAGACCTCGTTCCGGAACTTCTGAATCGAGACGATGGGGTCTGGATCAGCTTCGGATGTCGCCTTGGCCTGAACGATGGTCGGGTTGACCAAGTTCGTCGTAGCGATGAAAAACCCGTCCGTCAGAAAGAAGTACCCATCCACCCAGCAGAAGTCTGTGATTGGCCCCATGGCAGGGTCAGGCGTGAGGCTGGTGAGCGTTGAGCCGTTCCAGTAGTACAGCGTTCCGCTGGAGAGAATCGCTAGCAGCGTCTCCGAGTAGTCAAAGGTCACTTGACCACTGCCGCCAACGTCCGCGAGCACCACCACATTCCCCAGCGAACTCACCGAGACGAGCTTCGTGCCCATCACGCGGTAGAGCACGTTGTTCCACTCAATGCCGCCACGGTCAACCCCAGGGCCTACCGCGAACTGCTTAATCCCGTCAGCCGGTCTCAGGTAGCCATCGCTCAAGCCAGATGGCTGAACGACCGGCACCAAGTTGCGCGGGTAGCTGCGGCGAAAGTCGCCGGCTCCGTCCGTGTAGATACCGCTGAGCAGTGGGACTTGCATTACTTCTTCTTGGCGGTCTTGGCAGAAGCCTTAAACGCAGCAGCGGTCGGGGCGCCCTTGGAACCTGGCTTGCGCATACGCTCCTTGCTACCGGCTTCGATGCGTTCGCGCTTGGCGTGGATGTTGGCGTAGAGTCCCTTTTTCATTTGCAGTTCCAGCGTTTTAGGCTTGCGGCTTTGCGTGTTGGACGGCCCTTCTCGTCCTTCATGGGCCCAGGCATCCCGCTCATACGCGCACAGAACGACGCCTTGCGGCCCTCGTCTGCCTTCGTCTTGGGATTGGGTGCTGGAGCCTTCAGATTCGAGCCTGTGGCGCGGTTGTACTTTGCGCGGCCTTTCGCGGTGAGCCCAGCGCCTTGTGACACTGGGAGCTTCTCGCCGCGAGAGACCGAGAGGTTGACTTGTTTCTTAGCCATTGGACTCTTCAGGAGGAGGCAGGAATGAGCCGTCTGGCTGTTGAATCCAGCCGGGACCACAAGGAATCCCGTCTACGTTGACTAGCGTAGTGCCAGCAGGAGGCGTGTACGGACTTGTGCCGTCCCAAATGATGACACCCTGAACAATCTTGGTTAAATCATCAACAATAGCGTATCGCATGATTAGAAGTAAGTTGTAACAATTACGATTCCATCCGCTCCATCACCGCCAGCGCCAGAATTGTTTGTGGAATCAAGTCCTGCTCCGCCGCCACCGCCGGCTGCACCATAAAAACCTCCATTGCCACCGTTCCCACCATTAACGCCAGCAGTGATTGACGAGCCTCCACCTGCCCCTGCGCTACCTGCGATTGCAGTATTAACAAACGAGTTTGAGCCAGTTCCACCGTTTCCTCCGCCAGCCAATCCACCAGTCGCTTGACCTCCAGATGCGAACGTGCCTAAGGCAACTCCACCAACTCCACCATTTGCAGCTGTTGGAGTAGCTGCTGCCAAACCTCCTCCAGATCCGCCACCAGGACAACCAACTGTAGTATTGTTTCCTCCAGCACCTGCTCCAGTTCCTCCAGTTCCTCCATTACCACCTTGAAACATCGCTCTAGCAGAGGCAGATGCTCCCGCTGGCCCCGATGCCGTTGTCACGATTCCAGCTCCGCCTCCGCCCTGCACAATCACCCAACCCCCAAACGATGAATTTGTGCCCGCTGTTCCAGCATTACCATTAGTAGCATTTACAGTAACAGACGCTCCACCTAGTCCTTTTGCTCCTACTGTTACAGTTTCAGTTGCACCAAGTAGAGTTGCACTAAATGTGCGAGCAGAATACGAGCCCCCACCTCCGCCTCCACCTCCAGGTGCAGTACTACCTGCGCCGCCTTTGCGACCAGATGCTCCGCCGCCGCCAGCAGAAATTACAAATACATCAACTGACACAGCCCCTGCTGGCTTCGTCCACGTTCCGCTGGAGGTGAACACCTGCACGTTTGTCGGTGTTGCGCTCCCGCCGGTTGCCGCAATCGTAATCGCCCCATCCCCGTTCGTCACCGTCACGTTCGAGCCTGCCGTTAGCGTAGCCTTGGTGAGGCCACCTGCGGCGTTGCCGATGAGAAGCTGGCCGTTCGTGTAGCTGGTCTTCCCTGTGCCGCCAGACGTCTCAGCCAGCGTTGCGGACAGACCAGCCGCCGTGCCGGTGGTGTTCTGGTTGAGCGTTGGGACGTCAGCAGCTTGGATTGCCGACATAACAACGTCCGATCCGTTCCCGCGAAGGTACTGACCGGAGGTCGTTGCGCCGGCGAGATTATCCATCGCAGCCTGCCGGTTGGCAGACTGCATGAAGGAGTCGATGTCAGAGGATACTGTAATGTCAGGCATATGCTTTAGGGTCTGATGTACCGGTCAACGCCGCCTGGCCGGCGATAGTAGTTCGTTCCGCCACCAGGGCGCAGGTAGAACGACGCAGCGGGAGGCGGCCCTGGAGGGGTCACCGTGGGCCCCGCAGGCGTCTTCGAGCGTCGTCTTGAGAGGTAACGAATCACAGGCCAGCGCCGCAGATGAAGTTAACCGTCGTTCCAGAAGGCGAGATGATTGCAATGACGTTATCGTCCTCGAACTTGCCAAGGGACACTTGGCTGCTCGGCATGACGATGTAGTCAGCGGTCGTTGCGGTAATCGTGCCCTGCCCGATGCGGACGTACACCGGATTGGTTGAACCGGTGTTGGTCACGCAGATGCTGCGGGTGCCAGAGCGGATGCTGTACTGGGCGGAGGTTCCAGTTGCTGACTGGGTTTGTCCGCTGCCGTAAGAGGGATTGAATGGGAGTGTCATATTAGCCTACGCGATACCATTTTTGGATGACCGGCTCGAACCGGAGTGTGAAGAAGCCGTTTGCCGCGAGAGTCGTCGGAACGCCCCCTCCGACTCCCCTT